CCTGCCCCTGCGCACACATTTGCGCCTGGACTGTGCGGCTGCTACTGGTAAACACGGTACGCGCCAGAGGGTAACGCTGCTGCAGCCACTGCACATCGGGATAATGAGACTGGGCAACACTCATGGTGATCAGACCCAGCCCGGCGCCCTGTGGCTCAGGGTCAGCAGATCCAACGGCTGCGTATAACCCGTAAGTCAGGGAGATCAGCTTGCGGTGCACGATATCGGGTTCGGTGAACGGAACGATTCGAAACGCGATGTCGGCGTCGCGGCGAGCCAGATCAAACAATCGATGCCCGGCAATGACCTCGGGCACGATCAATGGATAACGACGGCGCAGTTCACTCAGCACCGGGGCCAGGACATAACAGGCGAACCAGTCAGCGCAGGAAATGCGCAGCACACCTTCGGGCTGTGCGCTGTCCCCCGCGAGGCGCCTTTCGATGGCCAACGCACTTTGCTCCATTTCCTGCGCGAGGCTGAGGAGCTTCTCGCCGCTGTCAGTCAACACGAGACCTTGGTTGGTACGCAGGAAAACGGGTTGGCCACTGAACTGTTCCAGCACCTGCAAGCGCCGCCCCACGGTCGGATGGCTGACCCCCAACAGCTTGGCGGCAGCCCCCAATGACCCGCTGCGGGCAATCGCGAGAAAGACCCGCACATCACTCCAGTCCATGCTCTGCCCCCTTACAAAAATGAACAGTGAGAGTGCAGCAATGGCAGTGCCGTAGCAATCCCGTGCCCGACATACTTGTCTGCATTCACCGTCGTCGAATACAAACCGGAGACTGCAAATGAAGATTGGTTTTATCGGAGTGGGAAGCATGGGCAGAGCGATCATTCCACTGCTCGTCCGCGCTGGCCATCACGTCTCGGCATGGAACCGCAGTCACGCGGCGATCAAGGATCTCGAAGGCATCAGCGTTATCGAAACGCCGGCCTCTGCGTTCCAGCAAGAGGTAGTCATCACTCTTCTGGCCGATGACGCCGCCATCAGGCAAGTGCTGCTCTCCAGCGCTGTTCTGGAAACTGCAGACAAAGCTTGCGTGCATGTCGTGATGTCGACCTTGTCGCCTTCGCTGATGTTGGAGTTGCAGCGAGAACATGAAGCCGTCGGCATGCCATTGATCGCGGCGCCGGTTTTCGGCGTGCCCGCCGTGGCGGCCAAGGGCGAGTTGAATATCCTGGCGGCCGGATCGCAGGCCGCTGTCTCGACCGTCCAACCGCTGCTCGACCTGCTCGGGAAAAAAACCTGGTATCTGGGCGATCAACCTGAACAGGCCTGTATCGCGAAAATCGCCGGCAACATGATGATCACCCAAGCCATCCAGTCTCTGGGCGAAGCCAGCGGACTCGTTCAACGCCACGGACTGAGCCCTTCGATTTTCATCAAGCTCATGACCCAGACCCTGTTCGCCTGCCCCAGTTATCAACGTTATGGGCAGAACATCGTCAGCAGCAATTTTGAACCGGGATTCAAACTGTCGCTTGGCCTCAAGGATATGAATCTGGCGATCGATGCGGGTCGTCTCAAGGGGCTGGAGTTGCCAGCGGCGGATGCCGTTCGATTGAAAATGAAGTCGGCGGTAGCCAGGGGGGATGGTGACAAGGACTGGTCGGTTTTCGCTCAGCAGACGAATCATTGAGAAGCTCTTTCGAACACCTGTCACGAGGTCATTCATGGAAAACTCCGACATCGCGCGTCAACTCTCAACATTCAGGAAAACCATCGACAATATCGACGCCGCGCTCATCCATCTGCTCGCGGAACGGTTTCGCTGTACCGATGAGGTCGGATTGCTCAAAGCCCGATATCAGTTGCCTGCGGTAGACGAGGCCAGAGAGCAGCAGCAATACCAGCGTCTGGCAGCACTTGCTCAGGAGGCTGAGCTGGATACGGCCATCGTGCAGAGGCTGATGCAGTTGGTCATTGGCGAAGTGGTCGAGCGCCACAGGCAGATCGCCGCCAGGCATGCCCCGACACCCCAATAACTTTACCCCTCGGGCCTGACCCCGGCGCCACTAATCGAAGCAATCAGACAAACGAGCAGAACCGCATGAAATGGCCAACGATCGAGCAAATTCGCAGCTTCACCGAGTTACCCTATGGCTACAGTTGGGATTACCTGAAACGTGAGGAGATCAATGTCGCGACAGATTTTTTCCGGACATGGTTTCCCTCCATTTCGGTGGGGATGGCAAGCCCGTTTCTGGACCAGCAGTACTACGCAGACAACGTGGTGCTCGAAGACGAACCGGAGCGAGGCATATTCGCTACAGTCGTCCGCCAGAACGATGAGATTGTCGCTATCGCCACGTGGGAAAAAATTGACGGTGCTGACGTTATTTTCGGGCGGGTCGGCGCGGTAGCCAAACCGCACAGACAAGCGAGACTGGCGGTTGCGGCCCAGGACCTGGGAGAAAAAATCGGCACGTTCATGGGCGCGGGGCTGATCTATGGCATGGCAACAACCCGCACGCCGTATATGCAACAAGCACTGGAGCAAGCCGGTTACAAAGCGGTAGGGATAATGCCTGGCCTGGACCGGGAAGAAACATCACCTGGAATCGTGCGCAGGGTTTACGAAGTCATCTACGTAAAACGGCTCGCACCACACGCCGACTTTCTCATTCCTACCGTTCATAACCTTACCCCTACAGTCGCGCGACTTTACGCAGATATATTTCAAGGTGATGACGACACGAACTGACGAGCCAGCCTAGTAGCGAACCAACCATCGAAATGCTTCAGATCAGTAACGCTCCCGGCTCGCGCCTTTTGCATCGATCGAGGTAGCCACATTAGGTAATGTTCAAAAAGACTCAGCAGCGGCTAAAAGCACCTGTGGGGCTGATTAATAAATGAGAAGTGAACTGAGTGGACGCGGCTCTGGCCCCTCAGTTAGCTTTCGTAACCGTTCTAACTTGGGGCTCCGCAATCATGACTGACCGTCAGATCATTGTTCCAGATGGCATGAGATTGATCTACGAGCGTGCGGGTTATGCACCAGCAGTAAAGGTAGGAAAAACTCTCTACTGCGCGGGTCAGGTAGGCAGGACCCCGGAATTATCCGTCATTGAAGACCCTGAGCAGCAGTTTTTAGTTGCATGGGACAATCTCCGGGTCGTCTTGGAGGCAGGTGGCTGTAAATTTGAAGATGTCGTAGAAATGACAACTTACCACGTCGACATGCACCGTCACATGCCAATTTTCAGACGCGTAAAGGATAAAGTTTTTCCGAGAAGTACTTGTGCATGGACCTGCATTGGTGTCAGTGAATTAGCTCGACCTGGCCTTCTCGTGGAGATCAAGTGCGTCGCAGTAGAGCGATAACCTTCTGACAAGCACCTGCATATCCAGATCTTAAAATGGGTGACTACGCATGCGGTGGTAGATTCAAAATTACACTCGCCTGATGCATCGGTAGGCGCGTGATAACACTTTACGCCGACGGCTAATACTGACTGGAAGCAGGCGCCAATCAATTCCGATGCGAGCAGAAAATGCCTATCAGCGGATATCCTTAGCACTCGCTCAACGCAAATCCAAAGTCATCGCTTGACACTTGTGCCGCTTCGTTAAGGCGCTGGCGCAGCGCAGCCGTTAGCTGCCTCTCCACCTCCCATGGATCAGATAGAGCAGCGAGCTGTGGCGCCAATTGAGGCGACAAGCTCATCAGCGATTGGTTGAGCGAACGTGCCGTTTCATATGCAGCCTTCTGCACGAAGCTGATCTCGACCAGTTCACCCTGCGCCTTGCGAAACTCCATCTCAGCCATCCGCGCCAGGTAGTGCTCTCGATGCGCTCGTGCTTTCTGAAAGTCCGGAGTCTGCCCTTGCGCAGGGTCAACGGGCGGCGGCGCAGCCATTTTGGTCGGCTCGGATTGAGCTGCGACGTGGCTGTACACATCACGCTGAAGCCGATCCTGTTGGTGGCGAGCAGCGACGGCAGCCTTGCTCGGATCAGCGGTATCGCGGATCAATGCTTCGGTGGCCAGCACATCGATCTGCTTGCCATTGGGCGACAGCACCAACCGGCCATTCTCTTTCAGCCAGGTGATGTAGCTCGGTGATCGGCCGATGTGCGCAGCGAAGGCGCTCTTTGACAGGTACATGACTGCGTTCATAAGCCCTCCTTTTCAGCGGCTTTTCAATGAATCCTTTCAAGATTTCAGTGGATTGAAATTTCAGTAAGCTGGCGGGCCTCCCACTAACAGGATCCCGCGGGTTTCCGACCCCGTGTCCTTTGAAAGTCCCCAGGGTCCCCGGCGCCTTTTTGGTGACCTGGGCTGCAGATCCGTTTCGCTCGACTAGTCTCTGTTGAAGAACTGTCAGAGGGAGAGAAGTCATGGAAATGATTGCCGTGCGTTCCAGTGCGATGACTGCTGTTGGCTACGATCCAGCAACGAGACGAATGAAGATCCGCTTTGAACAAGGCCACTCCTACGACTTCTGCGGCGTTCCCTCAACAGTGCATCAGGGTTTGATGATGGCCACATCCAAAGGCTCGTACTACAACCGGCACATCCGTGATCGTTATCAGTGCTGAGACCCGCCTTCCACTTGGAAAGACGGACATCCCTGCGAAGGTTTTAGCTAGAGAGATTCCGCGAGTTCGATAACCCGTGTAGGGGGCGGCCCTTGGGGAGGACCCGTAAAAAACGGCGCCTCACCCGGCCTGCCCGGTTCATGCCTTCGGCTCGGCCTCACTCAGGTCCAGCCGCTTGGCGACCCAGCGCTCGTACAAGCCAATCGCGACATCGGCGCCGGCCATCGCGGTTAGGCAACCCAGGGCGCCTGCTGTCCAGATCGACAAGCCCGCGCCGAACAGCAACATCATCGCTGACACGCCGCACACGATGCAGGCACCGGAGCGAAGTGCGAGGCGGCGCAGTAACGACCAGCCTCGCGCCCCGTCCTTGTCAGCGCGCCACATCTCGCCGGACACACCCCCAACCAATGACAGGGCAATTACCATCCAGATCGGCATCTCTGCCAGTGCCTGTTGCTCGTTCGTCATACCCCTGCCCCTTAAACAAAAAGACCCGGCGCAATGGCCGGGTCAGGTAGTGGGTGGCCTGCCGCGCTTTGCGGTCGCACCCATCGAAGATGGCCCCTTTTTACAGGTCGATTCTGGTGGCAGCAAGACCGTTTTAATGCCATCCGGTGAATGTGTGGGTGACGCTCGGTGAACGGCTGGCGAATGTCGGTGAATATCTATCCCGGCTGCCTTTTGCTGTTATGGCGTCCCATGCGTCCCACCTCTCTAAAACAAGGTGGGACGTCTGAAAGCCCCACAGATTGGGGCTTTGCCCCACCGTCCTACTTTTAACTCTTCTTTCTCGTGTATAGAGAGAATATTTAAAAACACGCGTGCGCGTGAACACGCGCATTGATGCCCGCTACGCATACACGGGCGGGAGGCCTGAAATAGGTGGGACGGTGGGACAGCCCAGCAACGACGCGGCCTGCGCCCGTCCCACCACCGCAAGAAGCAGTGGGACGGAGGCAGGCCGGTGGGACGGCGTGAGCCAGAGGAATACCCACGATCAAGCCGCTTCCCCCAGGAGGAAGTGCTCAACCACGATGTGAGCGTCATGCAGGCGCTGGTAGTAGAGGTTGCGTGTGCAGCCACTCTCAGCCAGACGCGCATTCAGAGGCGCATCAGGCTGGAAGTAATGCACCTGGACCACCGTCATCAACTCGGGATCAAGGCGTTTCTTGACGATGCGCTCGATGTCAAGGGAGGCCTCCAGCGGCACCCTGCTCCCGCGCCTTCCGCGCACAAGCTGACCACCGCTTTCCATCATCATGGCGACCATGTTGCCGCCCGAGTAACCGGCGGCGACCTCATCGCTATGCAGCTCCTGCGCCCATTGCTTGAGGGCCATATCGATTGCCTTAATCATCGAAGCACGGCTCCTCGAACTCAGGTTGTTCCAGCGCAGGCGCCCTGCCCCAACCCTCCGGTTTCTTGTACGCCCATGGCCGCTGACCGCTCTTGCTCAAAGCGCCCAGACGGAATCGTCGCCAGCCCAGTCGATGGAGGATTGCTCCCACACGCATCTGCTCGGGTTTGCCCCAATGACCGGGATCGAGCTTGAGCGCCTGACTCATCACCTCGCTGCCGGTGGTGGTCTCGCCGATCTGCGACTCTTCAAGCCAGGTAAGGATGGGCGTTTCCCATTCGTCCACCACGAAGCGTTCGTCCTGTTCCTCGCTGAACATCGGCGCTTCCTCTCGCGTTACCCACCAGAGATCGCCGGCCTCAAAACAGAACATCGCTTCGGCCCACAACTGGTCGCGGATCTCGCGCAGCAACGCCACGTCGACCTTGGTACAAGCCACCGGCCAATAGCGGCGGTTGCCAGTGGCGTCTTTGAGGTACTCGTCCTGGTTGGTGGTACCGACGAACACACACTGGCGTGGCACGTCCAGCGTTCTGCGGCCATAGCTTTCGCGGTAGGTGTCGGTGGACGCCGAGAAGAACTGTTTGGCCTTGGTGCTTTCGGCCTTGTTGAAGCTGTCCAGCTCGCCGAGCTCGACAATCCACTTGCCGCGAATCGCCTGAAAGCCGTCCTTGTCACCGAGAGCAAACGGCGTATCCATGAACCACTCACCGCCGAGCACGCTCATGGCGGTCGACTTACCGGCGCCTTGTACGCCTTCGAGGATCATCACCGAGTCGGCCTTGCAGCCGGGCTTCATCACCCGCGCCACGGCCGAGATCATCCAGCGTTTGCCGACCTTGGACGTGTAATCGGTTGCCTTCACCCCCATGACATCCGTCAACCAGCGCTCTAGGCGCGGCACACGATCCCATTCGAGTTTCTTCAGGTACTCGCGCACCGGGTGAAACGCGTGGTCGTGTGCCACGACACTGACCGCTTCGATCACGTGCGACGACTTCACACGCAGGTTGTACTGCTGCGCGAGCCACTTCATCACGCGCACATCATCGATGTCGGCCCATTCGCCGGTACCGCCGCCATAAGGAGCGGCCCGCAGCTTGACGATCTTCGAGCTAAAGGCGCAGTAGCTGATCACCCCAGCCCAGCGTTCGTCGTGAGCGAGGATCAATTCGACGTTCTGCATGTGCGCGATCAGGGCGCCGCTTTCACTGCGGGCCAGTTGATCTTTCCAGCCACCAGCAGCCGGCGGGCGCACCACGGCTAGAACCTGACGACGCACCGCCTCAAGACCTTCGGCGACGTGCAGGTCGTTGAAGTCGGTCCACTTGTCATGACGCTCGACAGAGAAGATCGGCGCAACGACCTGGGCACCGACGATCAGCGCAGCGTTGCTGGCCTTCTCCTCACCCGGGTTCCACGCATCGCCGTTGGGCTTGGTGGTTTTCCAGTCGTCATCGCGGCAAATGATCAGCGGGCAGCCGGCAAAGCGCTCGCGCATGACCTTGCACACGGCCAACAGGTTGCCCGCATCGAAGGCCACGGCCACAGCGAGCGATGTCGCCATGTGCAGGCTGGCGCCGGTGGCGTAACCCTCACAAACCAGCACCGGTTCGCCCGGTACCGGGTGCGGACCTAGCAGGTGGAATGTGCCCTCCTTCGCCATGCCATAAGGCCAGTAGGATTTGTCGCGGCCGGTGTCTTCCTGCTTGTTCGGGAAGATCACCTGCAAACCCATGATCTGATCACGGGCGTTCTTCATTGGGACCAACACGGCACCGGTGCGCGGCGCGTAACGCACGTTGATGCCAACGATCTGTTTACGGTCCAGATAGTCGCTGCGCCCGGTGGTCGGCATACGCTCGAACAAACCCTGCGCCCTTTTCGCGGCCCGCCGCGCAGCGTTACTCGCGATTTCAGCGGCGCGGCGCTTGGCCTCTTCTTGGCGAGCGCGCATCACTTCACGCTCTTCGGGGGACATGCGACCGGCCTTGACCTTGATCTTCTGCGTCTCACCCGAACGCCAGTCACCGAAGGTGCCGAAGATTAGGGTGTCGCCCTTCTCCGTGCGCTGCTCGTGGACCACGTACCAGCCGTTCTTTTCCTTGCCCTTATCCTGCGATGTCTTGCAGCGGGTCAGCTTGCCGAACACCAGCGGTTGCACTGGCTCCAGACCGTAATCGGCGAATTGCCCCAACACTTCATCGAGCATGCTGAATCCCCCGCTCAAAGAGGGATTGGCAGCTGATGCACTGCGAGCAACCCGGTGAGGCCAGGCGACGGGCTTCCGGAATCGGATCGTCACAGGCTTCGCAGAACAGCAAGGAATGGGCAGCGCTTTCTGCTTTGGCAGCGCTGCGCGCAGCCATGGCCTGATCGATGCGTTCCTGCACCAGATCATTGGCGAAATCGGCGATGTCAGCCACGGTCAGCACCTCGCGTCGTCTGGTTGACGTAGGTGGCGCGGTTGAACAACCCGAGCAGTCCTTGAATGCCCCGGAACACCTGCAGGCGAATCGCGGCGAGTTCCCGATCTGTTACTACACCGTCGCCGATGCTCTTTGCCCAGGTCTCGGCCAGATCAGCAACCTGACGGAAGTATTCTGCGATACCCGTGGTCAGGGTCTCAGGCATGTCGTTGGTGTAGGTGTCGGCCAGTTCCTGCCAGATCGTGTCACCGACCAGCGCATGCACCGCATCGAGAATGCGGCGATCCTTGGTCAGTTCGAGGATCTCGCCAAACTCCTGAATGTTGATGGAGTGGCTCGGGTGGGTTGGCGACAGCTTGTGCTGCAACGTGGTCGGGTTACGGCCAGTGGTGGCTGCGATGGCAGCAGCCCCGCCCGGATAATCGCGGGCAGCGTGGTACAGCGCTAAATCGAGCGGCAGGATTTCCCGCTGCGCCCGTTCCAGAGAACTGAGAGCAATTCGGCTCATGGCATTAATCCTAAAAGTTGCCAGTGCCGCGCGACAGACGTTGGTGATACATTTGCCGCGTGGTCTGGAGAGGCCCAAACGCCGGTTCCCTTCGCGGGGGTCTACCGGCACCGTGCCGGGGCGAACAATCCGTTGTTCACCCCTGGCGCAACAGCTGCCAGCTCTGTGGTAAGAACGGCAGCAACACCAAGGCTTCCAAGCCTTGGAAACGCGATGAAGGTCGGCGGCATGTGGTGTGCTCGCCTTCCGACATCGCGACCCGACCGCATTGTGGTGATGCTGTCGGGAGAAACTGGGCGACCCTTGGGTCGCCTTTTTTCTATGCAGCGTTTTCTACTCTGTGATTAGCTGGTGCCTGCATTCGCAGGTATTGCCAATCAATGTCTGGCCTTAACGACTCACACGTCACACGACTGCCGCTATGCCGATCAATCGAAATAGATAAAGCTGCGTTCGCTCGGCGATTGCCATAAGCAACCTGCTTTAATTGGCCGACTGAGGTATTACACCGAGAGGCAAAGGTCTTGAGCTGTGCGTCGTCTAGGATCTTTATGTATTCGAGAAGCGTCATTGCTAACCCCCTATTCAACACAAGATTAGCAACTGCTAATCCGGTCCGCAATAGCAAAACGTAATTTACATTTTGCTAACGGAGCACGGATGATTCCCTATATGAATATCTACGAAAAACGCCTCACGATTCTTAAAGCCCTGATTGGTGAAAACCAACTCAAGGACTTTGCCGGAGCGCATGCCGATGTGGACGCTTCGTACATTTCTCAGATCCTGAACGGGCACCGGACATTGGGTGACCGAGCTGCCACGAACCTTGCAAAAAAGCTAGCAATTCCTGCTGATTTGCTTACCACGGGAACCTACTCCGCCGAAGACCAGCATCAAATCACCGCCGCTTGGATCGCCCTTGGCCTCAAGCCTCCAGTTTTGCCCCACCCCGCGTTCTTCAATGCAACCATCAACGAAACCGCCCTTAGAACGGCTGAAGAGCGGGAAGCAAGCGAGCAGCGGCGCCCTGCCCCAGTACCCGTAGTAGGAAAGGCTATGTTGGGTACTGATGGCTACTTCGACGCACTTGAATATCCTCCAGGTCATGGCGATGGATACTTGGAAATTATCAGTTCCGATCCCGATGCATATGGCTTGAAAGTCGTGGGAAGTAGCATGCATCCACGCATCAAAAACGGGGAGTTCGTGCTCATTGAGCCTAATCATGGTTATCAGACTGGCGATGAGGTCCTCGTGCGGACCACCGATGGTAGGGCAATGGTGAAAGAGTTCATTTACCGTCGGGACGGTCAACTCCGGTTCGATAGCATTAACGACAGCTACCCTCCTATCTTCCTGGAAGAAAAGCTGGTCGAGAAAATCCATTACGTAGGGGCTATCTTGAAGCCTTCAAAGTACCTTGAGATTTGAAATTTAGCATTTGCTATTGCGAAACAGATTAGCCGTTGCTAATTTGCACTCACTCTTTAACCACAGAGCGAGGCAAATTTATGCATACCAAAGCTACGATTCATCTGCACCCAACCATCGCTGACCCCTGCCGCATTTTCGAGGTTCGTCGTCTGGCCCGAGAATGTGGCTGCGCTTTTATAAGCATCAACACCTCCAAAAAACGTCGCCCTCCTGCCAAGTGTTTCGACCCAAACGGTGGAGGGCACGCGGCATGATCAAGTACAAGATCGACAACCGCACCCTGCAGTTGCTCAACGCCCAGGTCAACCTGACCGAGACCTTCAACCACGTCCTGCGCACAGCCCCGAAGCGTGAATGCCTGGCGTTCCGTCTCAAGGCTGAGCGCGGCGCAGTGGAAAGCACTTTTGTCGTGGAGCTGGGCAGCGAACGCCACACGCTGACCCTGCCAAACGACAAGAAAATGCACCTCAAACTGGCCGACTTTATTGAAGAGATTGCCAACGGTCCGTTCGACGCGCGCAACTCCAGCGACCTGGCGCATCTCCCGCATGCCGATCGTCAATACGGCCGTTTTGACGTCCAGGACAAGCAGCGCGTGTTCGAACTGGTGCACACCGGCGGCGTGCTGAGCCTCGACATGGGTTTTGAACTTCCCCTGCATGTGGCTCTGCATCGCACCCATACGCGCCGCGGCGTTACCGCCATCTTGAGCATCGGCAACAAGAGTCCGCATACACGCTGCTTCACCTTGTACGACCCCGATGCCGAGATCTACGCAAGGCTCATTGAGTCCATCAACCACCTTGCAGCAGCAGCCACTCCTGCTGCGCACGCGGCATGAGGGGACGCAATGGAACGCACCCTTGCCCAAGCAGCCGCTCAACTCGGCCTCACTCGCCCCAAACTAATCGCTCTCATGCGGGAAAAAGGTTTGCTCAAGGGAAACCTGCCGGCGGATCCGAAGCGCGACCAAGCGTACCTGCGGATCAAGGACAGCCCTTGGTATGACGAAAAATGCGGAATGCAGTACAGCCAGTCGACCCGCGTCATGCAAGCCGGCATCCGCTGGCTGGCCGAGCAGTTGGACATCGATCTTCCTGCCATTCCGGCAGATCGCCGTGACGTGGCCTAGGGAGTACGCCCGCCAGATCGTTTCTATGCGCACACGCGAGGAGCGAAACGCCGCGCTCCTCGAAGTGCCCGAACATCTGCGCGAGCTGACTAAACGCCACTGCCTGAACGCCTGGAACCACCCGGCACGACAACAACGCAAGGAGGCTCGACAAGGCCATGAGTAACGCTGCACAGAATCCGCTTCGACTGCATCCGGCGCCCGAATCGGCCACCGTTGAACTGCTCTATCGAATCTTCGGTGACGTCCTGATCCCGCTGGAAAAAGTCCGCGAGCAGTACTTTCGCAATCTAAACGAACAGTCGTTCGTGACGGAGATCAACAGCGGCCGGATCCAGCTTCCGATCACCACGCTGGACACCAGCCGCAAGGCATTGAAGTACGCGCACATCCGCCACGTCGCCTCGCTGATCGACATCCGCGCCTACAAGGCTGATGAAGACATGCAGCGGCAGCAGGACGGCCAATGCCGTGTTGCCCCCACACCACTGACGGCCGTCACCACCGGCCAACGACAATTCCAGGAGCACACCACATGATGACCCCAATACAAATCGGTGCACTAGTCATCCTGATAGTTCTGGCCGCCCTGTTGCTTTGGGGCGGTTACATCATGGGCCGCAGTGATGGTCTGGAGACAGGTCTGCGGGAGGGTGAAGACATCCAGCGCGCCGCGAGTGCCAAAACCATCCGCGAGCTTCAAGCCTCCCTGCAGTTCATCCGGGCCGATCACACGCGTCTGGCACACACCTGCAAACGACTTGAAGTAGGTCCGCTGTTCGGCCCGGCCGAGCACCAGACGCTGATCGCCATCGGCGAGCTGCTGCGGATCGCCGCTGAGACCTTCAGCGCCTTTCGTACTGGCAAAAAACTCGAGCTTGATGCCCGCTCCCTGCGCGAACAGGTGCTTGCGATGGCCGCGCAGCTGCAACCAAGAGTTCAGGACAACAAGATCGGACAACCGCTCTCCGCCTCCGCGCAAGTCACTGTGGAGGCTGCGTGAATGAGTTGGCTCTTTTCGCAGGCGCTGGTGGCGGAATACTCGGCGGACACCTCCTCGGCTGGCGCACCGTCTGCGCCGTTGAGCGTGATGCCTACGCCGCACAGATTCTGGCGCAACGACAAACCGATGGACTGCTCCCGCCTTTCCCGATTTGGTCTGACGTGTGCAGTTTTGACGGACGACCATGGCGAGGCCTTGTTGACGTGGTTTCGGGAGGATTTCCTTGTCAGGACATCTCGGTCGCAGGTAACGGCCTCGGTATCGCAGGCGCTCGCTCAGGACTGTGGCGGCAGATGGCACGAATTACCGATTAGGTACGACCGCGCTACGTCGAACTGGAGAACTCACCATTGCTTGTGGGAAGAGGACTTGCCGTGGTGCTCGGTGACCTTGCCGAAATGGGGTATGACACGCGATGGGGTGTTATCGGAGCGGCTGACCTCGGCGCCCCTCATCAGCGTGACCGGATCTGGCTCATCGCAGAAGACACACGTCAGACGATGGCCAACACCGGTGGCGAGCATGGCAAAGGGATCCTCCCCTGCCGCACTGACTCGCCGAGCCGGGGCCGACCGCTCGAACGATCGTCTGGATCACGCCGTGATGGCATTGGATGGTGGTCATCTGAACCCGGAATGGGCCGAGTGGCTGATGGGGTGGCCCATCGGGTGGACCAACTTAAGGCCATTGGCAACGGACAGGTTCCAATCGTGGCAGCAAGCGCATTCGAAGCGCTCTGTATTTCCTAGCAAGGAGGCAGCATGAACATTCAATTTCTTAGCCATGAGCAGGTCTGCGAGCTTACCGGAGCTAGAACTAAAGCCGGTCAGATTACGGTACTGAAGCGCAATGGCATTCGTCACACCATCAAGCGCAATGGCTGGCCTTGCGTGATTGCCTCGGCGCTGACAGGAGCAACTACCACCGCGCCAGAAACTCCAACATGGCAGCCGCGCCTGGTGGGATAAATGGGACGAAGACCAACAAAGCCGGGGAGCATTCCCCGGCTGCGCGAGAGAAAACGCGGCAACACCACCTATTACCTTTACGACACTGGCGGGAAACCACGCAGGGAAATCCCGCTAGGTACAGATTACGGCCTAGCCATACTAGAGTACGCAAAGCTCGAAAAAAGCCGCGTCTCTCAAGCTTTGACACAAACCGTACTTACCTTTGCTTACGTAGCCGAGCTTTATATGAATGAGGTGGTTCCCACAAAAGCCCACGCCACCCAAAAGGACAACGCGCGCGAACTGAAAAACCTTCTCATGTTCTTCAACGACCCGCCCGCTCCTCTAGAAGCAATCGAACCGAAACATGTTAGCCAGTACCTTCGTCATCGCGGTAAGGCAGCACCTATTCGTGCGAATCGGGAGAAAGCGTTACTCAGCTCCATCTGGAACTTTGCTCGCGAGAATGGCTATACATCCTTGGCGAATCCTTGCTCAGGCGTGAAAGGCAATAAAGAATCCGGTCGCGACATATATGTCGAAGACGACGTACTTGCCAGAGCCTACCAGCATGCCGATCAGCCATTGAAAGACGCTTTGGACCTGTTCTATCTAACAGGTCAGAGGGTCGCAGACACATTGAAGATGGATGAGCGAGACATAAAAGACGGGAAGCTCTCTGTTCAACAAGGCAAGACTGGGGCTAAACGAAGGATCGAGATCATTGGTGAGCTCAAAGTCGTAATCGATCGAATCATAGCACGAAAGGCTGGACACAAAATCAGATCAACACGTCTCGTAGTAATCGACTCTGGGCAGCCGATGACAACAAGCATGCTCAGAAAACGGTTCGATGACGCCAGGGAAGCAGCCGGGATTCCAAAAGCAGAATTTCAGATGCGCGACCTAAGAGCAAAAGCGGCGACGGATAAGGAGGAATCAACAGGCAGCATCCGAGAAGCTCGGGACCAGCTCGGACATACAACCGTAGGGATGACAGAACAGTACATCCGCATGCGTAAGGGGATGAAGGTTACCCCTACGAAGTGACTGACGGTCACGAATTGCGGAAAAGATTTTTTGATTGCGGAAAAAAGAACGAAGGGCTTGCATGAGATATGTCATGCAAGCCCTTGATATTTATGGTGCCCGAAGCCGGAATCGAACCGGCACGCCCTTACGAGCGGGGGATTTTAAGTCCCATGCGTCTACCAGTTTCGCCATTCGGGCGGTAGCGCGGTGAATCAGAGG